GGTGCATCAACCCAGATGTGGACACCGTTTTCTCCCACTTGCCAGAAATGTACTAAAGCATCGCTATGCAGAGAGCGAACAGAGCATGTTTTACACGAATTGTACAGGTTGCGTATAGAGGCCTGGAATAAACACCTTCTCAATGAGTAACACTACAAAAACATTAAGCATAGATTTCCTCTACGAGCTTTATGCAACGGCATTGAAGCAGGAGCATATCTGTAATATCGTTTCGCAACATATGCGTAAGGAGTATCTTCCTGATACAACCTTTCAAAGTGTTCATGCTGCGATACGAGCACATTATCTTGCATATAACGAGGCCCCTACATATGGAGTATTATTGCAAAAGTTTACCGAAGATGATGATGCTACAGAGTGTATCAATACCATACAAGACTATGATGAGGGTCAGAATCCCGAGGTTATTATTGATATGCTAGAGTCTTACATCAAGGCTGTTAGACTCCAAAAGGTGTATGCAGAAGTTGGTAAACTATACAATGACCAACAGCAGAACGCCGCAGAAAAAGTGCTTCGAGAGTATGCTGAATGGGTAGCTGGATTTACCTTGAAGGGCTCGTCTTTCGTAGATGTTGCCAAAACATTTATGGAGCGTTACGAGGCAAATAAACGTAGAGAACTTGCCGAAGCACAGTCAGGAGCCGCACAAGTATGTCGTTTCTATATTCCCTTTCTGGATGACCTGAACAACGGAAGAAATCTCCGTGGTCAACTTTCGTGCTTTCTTGCATCAACCGGTGTCGGTAAGTCGCATATTGCAAAGTGGATAGGAGTGAGAGCTAATATTGATGATAGGCTCAATGTCCTTCATTTTCAGTTGGAGGGCTCGGAAGAAGAAGCCTTGAACGCATATTCCGGTGGACTTGTATCAAAGAGTGCTTACTACTTTGAAAAAGGCATATTCGACGAGGTACAGATAGCAGAGTTCAAAAAGCAAATTGATTCGTACCACGGTAGTATTTTAGTACGCAGTTACCCACGATTCAATGCTCAAGTCTCAACCCTCGATATAAAGAATGGTATAACAGAGTATCGCAAGCTGGAAGGTCATAACCCTGACATTGTAATTATTGACTCTATGGATTTGCTCACCGATGCTACGCGCCGTAATTGGGGAGCGGAGCACGAAAGATCCAAGCGTATTACCGTTGCTAATGACTTGAAAGACCTTGCCGCAGATGAGAATGTATGGATGGTTGTTACCTACCAATCAACGATTGAAGATAGGGAGTGGCTGAATGATGAACACAATGTTCTAACGGAGTACAATTGTGCGGAGGCAAAGGGCCTAGCTCGCCCTTGTACTCACCTTATATCCTTGAACCAATCATCTGCCGAGCGACAGGAAAACATTATGCGTCTGCATATCGCCAAGAGCCGCTTCTTCAAGAAGGGAGCTACTATTAGAATCGCAACTGACTACGATAATGAAATATTCTACGATAATCAGAGAACCTCTACTTTATCGCAAGAATAATTTTTTGCTCACTTTATAAACTTTAGCTCCTTCACTACAGCTATTCCTAAGTATATGGATTTATCAGCGAAGGAATATCAGCATTTGGTGCAGGAGATAGCACGCGAGACGGGAGCAAAGCGTGACGGTACGGGTAAGAACCTTATCGTGCCGCGTTGCCCCTTTTGTGGCAAGTCGGGAGGTAAGTTCGGCATCTACATTGGTCCGGAGACTGCTCGCCGCGAGCCATTTATGGCGCACTGTTTCTCGTGCGGTAAATCTACGCGCACCCTCGGACAACTCTTGGAAGCCATAGGTCGTATGGATCTGATGGTTACTCCTACGGCAGATATCACCGCTCCATTGCAATTTGTTTTGGGTGTGGAGCCGGAAGAGATTGACGATATGTTGACCATAACCGAGTTACCGGATTTCTACAAGCGCATATTCAGCCACCCATATCTCAAAGAGCGAGGTTTTACCTATGATGACTACGACTATTTTCCTGTGGGCGTAACCAATCGCCTCAATCCTCGGTTTGAGGATTATGTGATATTTCCCATCATTGACAACGGGGAAAATGTGGGCTTCGTGGGCCGTCACACCTGGTCAAAGAGCGATATCGACGCCCATAACCGCAAGGTCAAGTACAATGGCGGCTTCAAGATACTGCGCTACCGCAACTCTGTCAATAACGACTTCTCCAAACTACTATATAACTATGATGCTATTCACGAGGGTGAGACCGATACGGTTATCCTCGTGGAGGGCATCTTTGATGTTATAGCCCTGACCCGCAAGATGGAGCTATACGACAATCCCAGAGTGGCTGTTGTAGCAACCTTCGGAAAGAAAATCTCCGATGTCCAGGTCTATAAACTCCAATGCAAGCGAGTTCAGACGGTGATTGTCGGCTATGATGGAGATGCTGTTGAGCCTGTAAAGAAGGTCGCCAGCAGACTCGCCAAGTACTTCACTGTCTTTGTGGCCAACATCGCAGATGCCCATAAGGATTGGGACGAGATGAGCGTGGAGGAGATATTCGAAATCTTTGTTCAACGCCTTCAATCTCCCTCAAACTTCAAATTACGAAAGGTTCAAGAGTTATGATGCAAGAACTATACGAGTGGCTCGATGCCCAAAACATAGACTATATTACCATCGACAATGAGGTCGTGGAAATTACCGACTTCGGCAAGATGTTTCTTGCGGATCTGTCGGGTGTGGAATCCATCTTCAAGAGCAAAGATGGTGATGTGAGGTTCAACCTTATGGAAAACCCACAGGATTTGCAGGACGAGGGAATATTCTATGTCGCTTTTCCCTTTGGTTACAACTGGTATTACTACGACCTACGAGAAGAGTTTCGCTTCAATATCTTAAAGCATATAGGCAAGCCGAAACCCTCGAAGTATAATATCCCGTTTGTTAATCTCGGCGTGCATACGCCTTTTGAATTGCTTAACGCATCAGGCTCAATAGATGGGCTATGTCGCAAAGCAAAGTGGCTTGGGCATACAGCCGTGGGCATTTGTGACCGCAATACAATGGCCGCCACGCTCAACCTGCAAAAGGAGTGTGCGAAGGTGGGGCTTAAACCCGTGTTTGGCTATACTCTTACAATGCTGCATAACGAAACAAAAGTCGAGATAAAGATATACGCTCTCAGCAACAAAGGACTGCATAACCTACTCAATATCCAACGAGAGGTAATGGTAAACTCCGAGGATAGTGTCATCGAGTACTCGAGACTATTTCTCTATGCAGAGGGGTGTGCCATAGTCTTCGCCACTCGCTCGGCATACTGGATGACGGAGAATCCTCGCCATGTTGAACGACTGAAGGAGCGGTTCGATGCAGTCTACTATCAGGTAGATGGCAACGAGTATAAGGCAGACCGCATAGACCGTGAGAAGTTAGCCGCATTGAAACATTACTTTGAGAATTGTTACGATACAGTAAACGATTCGTTCAGCGTAGAGCCTATTCTTATAGCAGATAGCTATTACATAGACCGTGATGATGCTAAGTCGAAGATTGTGCTTAATAAGATTGCTACGGGTGCAGCCCACGAGCAGAGCGATGAGCAATACTTCAAGAGTGTAGATGAGCATTACAACACTCTGCAACCTCTATTCTCTGATAAGTGGGACTTTGACAGACTCTTCGAGAGGATGTGCCGACATACGGTTGAGATTGCGGAGCGTGCCGATGCCACCTTTGAGACAGGTAAGATGTTTATGCCCGAATATATGATGCGCCCTGAGGAGCAAGAACGCTATGGCGATAGACGCACGATGTTTCTTCGTCTGCTCGGTGAGGGGCTCGCGGAGAAGATTCCGGAGACGAAGCACCAAATCTATCGAGAACGATTAGATGATGAGGTATATATCATCGAATCTACCGACAATGTGGATTACTTCCTTGTGCAGTGGGATATGGTGCGTGAGGCAAAGCGTCGTGGTATTGCAACGGGCATTGGTCGTGGCTCGGCAGGTGGCTCGCTTGTATCGTACCTATTGGGGATTACCTCTATCGACCCGATAAAGTACGACCTAATCTTCTCCCGCTTTCTTGTCCCGGAACGATGTGGACTAAGTTGGAAGGATAAACTGACTGTTCTTGCTCCGGATATACCCATACAGCGAGGTGTGGAGTACATAGAGGTTGAGATTGAAAATACGATATATATGCTGCATCCCGAAGCCAAACTGCGCATTGCGCGTGACGGCAAGGAGATGACTATTACAGCCGATAAATTGAGTTGTGGCGATGAAATCATATTAGACCGCCGAGATTGCTTGTGGAACTTAAAGGAGATAGCCAATGAACAACTACATTCATCTGAGCCCATATAACGGCTGCGACCTCTACCAAGGCGATGCCCTCGATGTGCTTCCTATGCTTGCTGAACAAGGTATCAAGGCAGATATGATACTCACAGATCCGCCTTATGGCACTACTCACTGCCGTTGGGATTCGCCCATAGATATAACGAAGATGTGGCAGGTGCTTCGTGGCGTTACGATGCCATCGACACCCATTCTGCTCTTTTGTCAGCAACCATTTACCAGCGTGCTTGGAGCCTCAAACCTCAAGCAACTACGCTACTCGTGGGTATGGGAGAAGACACAGCCCACGGGCTTTCTCAATGCTAAGCG